ACTGGGTTATCTCTTACATCTGGTGCTTTATTTTGTGGATGATTTTTTAAATCATATGCACCATCAAAACATTCTTGACAAACTAGCATACTATAACTATTTAATTGCATTACTCTATGTGGATATACAAAACTGCATGTATCACACATAGCCATAGCATTACGATTAGATGCCACTAAATATAACCTAACTTTGGTTTAATAAATAAACTTGCTCTTTCTCTATCTTCTTCCATAGCAAAGGCTAACTTCTCATTATAGTTTGCTTTTAACATTTGTATTCTATCCATAGGAATACCAGGTCTTTTCATAGATAAATAATAAGATAAGCCACAAGTTAATGCTGGTAAAAATCTTACAGGTACTTCTGCATTTTGTCCAGCAGATTTATCTACATCCTGTAATTGATCAAACTTTTCTATATTTAAAATACCAGTAGAATTATCTGGTGTAGGATATAATTTTAGTAAAGGATTATCAACACCACGTTCTATTGTATATTGTGTTGGTCTACCTCCTTGATTTTTATTAGGTAGATTATGATATTCTTCTCTTGATATTCTTTCTAATGCTATATCAGTTCCTGATACACTTGTTGAATAAGTCACAGCTAAAGCATCTATAGTATAATCTTGTAATGTAACTGAAGCTACAGTATCTGTTACAGTTACAACAGTTGTATTTATAGACCATAAAGATATACCTCTATTCTGCCAATCATTTAACATTAAGTTAATTGATCTTCTAGCAGAAGCAGGTGTATGCCCTAATGTTTCTTCACCACCAATCATCTCAGTAGCTTCTTGAATTACTTCATCTATATCTAAATTAAAATTATATGTACCTGATCTTGCCATAAGAATTTACTTCTTTTCTCTTAACCAAAATCCTGCTATACCTGAAGCACCACAACCAAGCATAATAATACTTTGCCATAGATCACTTGGTATTATAACACCACACATAGCTAGTACTGCTGCTATAGCAGAGTAAGATGATGGTTCTTTAAATCTTTCTATTATGTTATTCATTTTATTTCTTCCTTAGTTATTTATTGATTTAAGCTTTTCTGATATAATTTCCTTTTCTATACTTATGCTTACCTTTACTTGAACGTGATAACTTCTTACTAGGTTTAACACCCTTAGATTTAGGTTTTCTAGTAGGTTTAGATTTAGGTTTAGGTTTTCTAATAGGTTTCCCAAACATAGGATTAGTTGGTACGATTCTTATAGGCATTTTATCTTCCTCTCTTTTTTATTATTTTACCATAAGTCTTTTTCCATTTCTTATAAACTTTAGGTTTATTAATTGCTAAATATGTTCTTTGTTTCTTAGACTTAAAAGGCACTACTTATAGCCTTTACCATAACCACGTAGTGCTTTACCTACTCCTCTGGGTGTTCCTATTTGACCACCATGTTTTCTTCCAACAACTTTATCTTTAGTTATAGCAGCCATTTCAGGTTTAGTCATACCTTGATATACAGATTTTCTATCTTTAACTTTTTTGGGCATTGTAATTTGTTGTCCAGGTCTAATTTTATTAAGATCTTTTATTTGAGGATTGGCTTCTTTAATAGCTTTTAATGTTGTACCATTATCTCTAGCAATTTCTGAAAGAGTATCTCCTTTTTTAATTATATAAGGTTTAGTATCTTTTAATATTTTATCTAAAAGAGCATCAAATGTAATAGCTGCTGCAGTTGTACCTGCTGCTGCATATCCACCTTTTTTTAATAAATTAATTCTTTTTTGATCTGCAGCTTTTAATTTCTTTAATTTATTTTTAGCTGTATTTAATTTTTTAGGATCAGTAAAACCAGCAAACTTTTTCTTTTTTATATTCTCTTTAGTTATTTTTTTAATCTGACTTTCAACTTTTTTAACTGTTTCTTTATTAGATTTTAAACCCTCCCAAAGTTTTTTAATTTTTTTAAAACCCCATACTGCTGCTTGTCTTTTACTTTTTGGTATTTCTGCCACTTACTTTACTCCTATATTAGGAGAGTTTGTAACTCCACCTATAGTAAATGAATCTCCTTGAGGATAGTCTGCATCTACAACAGCTTCTATCTTACCTTGTACTGCAGGTCCTTTACGAGCTGCACCAAAGCCTTGTCCTGTAGGTTTACCTGATAGTTTATCAGAAGGTACTAATCCTAGACTCCCTACATTTCTACCTTGTGAACCAATTATAAATTCTTTATCCATTATTTTATCCTTTATGATTTTTCATAATAAGAAGATACAAAAGCGTCACCATCAATAATGCCACCTCTTTTTCTTCCTACCATAGATTGTTTTTGTAAATTTTCTGCAATGCCTTGAGAAGCATTCATAATATTATTTAATTCTTTTGCTTTATTAGGAGATAATCCTCCTCCCATATTTTTCTTAATTACTTTTTTCTTTTTTTTAGGACCTTTTTGTTGAGCAGATCTTACTGCATCTCTTACTTTTTTTGCTCCTCTTCTTAATGGTGTAGGCATTTTTATATCTCCAGTTTTTGTTATTTCTTGTTTAATATTAGATCTACTTATCATAGCGAGCTTTACCCCATCCTCTAGGTTTTTTCTTAGTTCTTTTTATTTTCTTTTTTATTTGCCCACCTTCTTTAAATAATGGTATACCTTGTACTGCATCTCCTACCATATCAGCAATTTCATATAATGTCCAATATCCCATAAAAGGATCTATAACTTTAGATGCTTTAGAACCTTTATATTTTTTCCATAATGATTTCTTTTTATCTGCCATAGCGAGCTTTACCCCATCCTCTATGTGTATCTATTTTACCACCATGTTTTTTACCTGGAAAACTCATTCCAAGATCTATACGAGCTGCAATAAGATCCTCATCAAAACCTTTACTTTTTAAAATATCTAATATTTTTTGTTCATCTACAGGTGTTTTTCCTGGTTTCTGATATCTTGAAAAGTGTAAATCATATAATTCTTCATACCATTGTCTTGCTGATTTTTTTAATTTGTTTGCAGTTTCATTTTGTCCTGTTACTATTTTTAATATTTTTTTTAGTTTAGGCATTAATTAGCACCCTGTATAACTGGTGTTGGACCACCTGCAGGACTTGCTGGAGATTGCATATCATCTCTTCTAGTACGTCTTGCTTGATTACGAAGAGCATCTATAGAATTTTTATAAGATGCTTCCCATGATTGAACAACTTGAAAATCTTTTATAAAATAATTAGCTTCTATCATACAGGCATTAAATAAAGCATTATAACAATTCTCACTAAAGTAGTTTGAAATTGTTGCACTTGTATCTGTTGCACTTGCTAAAGCTAATGGTTGTTTTGTATATTGAACTTCACCTGCAAAGGTTGAAGTAGGTGTTGGTACTATATAAATTTGTGTATTTGTTTTTCTTGCATAATATCTTGGAGTTCCTACAGAGGTAGGTTTATTCCAATAGTCTATTGCATACTCATATGTTCTTTGTAATAAGGGAGTAACAACAGAAGCATTTGTTGTAAAGTTTACATTACGCACAACTAATGCACCATCAGGTAAACTCACTACTGGATTTCCTGCAGTTAAAGTAATAGATGTATAAGTATCTAAAGCTACATCATCTAACTCTTTCATTATACGAGCTTCAGCTCTTTGTATAAAAACAGGAACTTGACTTGCAAATTCTGTTGAATCATTTTCTATTGTATTTACAATATCATCTTTTAAATAAGAATAGTTAGGCATATATTTATCCTAAAATTAAAGTTACACTTGCTGTATCGCCTGGCATTGCAACACTTACATTGCCTTTACATTTAAGTCCTAATTCTCCCATGTAAATATCTGCTGTACCACTTACACCAACATCAAACTTCATTTTACTTCCATCAGCATCTCCTATATCAAATGTACCAGCAACTGTTACTGCAGTAGCATGAATAGCTACAATACGATTTACCATAGTTGTTGCATTAATACCTGGATTAGCTGTTACAGTAGTTGCTGCTATAATAATACCAGAGTCTTTTAAATAAGCTGTTGTAATATTTGTAGACATATTTTTTCCTTAGATTATAAAGAGGAGAATATTTCTACTCTCCTCAATATATTTAGTAATTAGGCTCCAGCGTTACCAAACCACCCACGCCAGTCAGAAACACCAAAAGAATATCTTTCACGTGCTTTGAAACGTAAGTTGCCAGTATCGAAATCTGGTTCCATTTTTGTTTGTAAAGGTGTTCTATTAAACATCTTAGTACCATTAGGTACATTAGTTTTAATGAACCATGCATTTACATCAGTAAAGCGTCTATTTACATAGAAGCCATCAGGTATAACACCTAAGTGACGTACTGCAT